TTATAATTTACTATCCCCCGTAAAACCTGGTCTGTCCTTAAAAGCCAGCTCAAATAATCCAGTAGCCGAGAGTCCCGCTATAGCTCCAGCCCAGAGACGTAAAATAATGTCCAAATGTGTAAATGGACCGGAGGCGGCGCCGACTATTAGCCCTATTACTAGCCCAGTAATTGGCACGGCATTTCGGGGAATAGAGATGCTTTTTTTGACCAACTGAACCAGCGCCAGAACAAATACTGACAATACTGATGCAAAGCTTAATACATGATTTAAGACGTCATTATTCATCTTTGTAATCCTCCATAGCTTAATAATGGCTTATTTTTCTTCATAACGGCTGGTAATTTTGACAGTTTGGGTCGTGGAATCGTAGCTTATCTTCGCTCCTAACGCTTTCGCCAGAGCTCGAACCGGAACATATGTGATCCCGTTTTCCAGTATTCCATCAGCCACTTTCACTCCGTTCACCTGTATAACCGCCGTCACGACTTTTTCCACCGATTGTGCGTCTCTTGCCTTAATGGTTGCATAAGCCGCATTAATTGCACCCTCTGACGGCTTCGTACCGCCCCTCAGTTCCGCAAGAGTTAGCCCGAATGTCATTTGCAAATGGGGGTAGTCTTTAAAACTGGACCAATCACCGCCCCACTCAAACCCGAGCGCCTTGGCCTGCTGTACAACCTCCTGCCAATCAGCCGTCATATCACCGTCGCCGTCGCGACACTTATCCCAGGATACTGCTGTACCACTAGGCAAGAGCAGGGCAAAATCAATAGCCAGCCCATAGTTATGATAGCTGTAGCCTTCCTTTGCGTTGGTTACAATAACCCCGGGCTTTGTACGTCCTTGCGCATATAGCGCAGCCTGCTCGGCAATCGTCCGTAGGCCTTGGGTGATCAGGATAGGAACACCGCTTGAATAACAACGCTCAATCAGCAGCGTAGCAGCACTCAGTACTACGGGATGAAGTCCGGCAAGCCGGGTTGAACATTTACTTTTAATTTGGGTCAGGTTCAGCATATTTACCTCCTTTTCAATGGGACTCATTCCGAGTCCCCTTTTCTCTTTATTGCGCGGCGTTCACTGATATCGTTTTTGATCTCGCGAACATCCTCTGACAGTCTTTCATATTGCCTCGCCAGCTTTTCAAACTGTGCTGAGATTTCATCAATAAAAGACATGAGCTTCCCCTCACGAGCATGCGCATCGTCTTGATTCCGCTGGGATTCTTTCAGTTGGTACATATACAGCGATATAAACAGCACCGCCCAAAGGCTATCTTTTAACGCGGCGTTGATAAGATTCGTTTCCATTCTTTCACCTCCATAAAAATAAAAAAAGGCCGAGCTGTTGCCCGACCTCTTCTATTTTTCTCACTATACTGTTACAGACGGCTTGCCATCTGTGCCTGAACCTATCGCCTCCAGCTCTGCTTTAACGGCTGGCTGCAAGCTTGCTGGAACTTGCGCAAAAGTCTTAAAACCTTTTACGATCAAAGAAACGTATACTGTGACCATTGCCTCACCTCCTCTTTGAATGCAGAAATGGAACCGAATAAAGGCTCCTTTGAATGCTATTTTTGAGTAATAAAAAAGGAGCCATTTTTTCTGGCTCCCTTAAACATTGAATGCGAGCAGCTGCTCATAAACGTCAACAAGTGCAAGCTGCATACTTGTGGTCTCAGCCTGTGCGCTGAGCAATTGTTCGAAGGTATCCGCAAAGGCCATTTGTGTATTCAGCACATCCGATTCTAGTGTCTTCACCTTTTCGGACAGTGCAGGCTGTGGCGGTGTTACCTCTCCCGGTGTTTGTGGGTCGGGATAACTGAATAGAAGCTCTTTGGTTACTGGGTCGATACCCTTTAGCTGTCCCGTTTGAAAGTCTTGCGCGTAGTCTCCGTATTCTAATTCGATAACGTCTACGGTGTTGCGTACACGCTCCGCAAGGTTTACGTATACTTCAAAGTCTTGATCAAGGGTAGTTTCTACTACGTTACCAGAACGTTCTCCCGTGTCTTGAATAATGATTCCAACTTCTTTATCAAAGTATATATTTCTACCGATGTTCATAATAATACGTCCTCCTTTTCATTCATATGCAAACCATGCGTAGGAATAACCGCCTGCTACTACAGGCATTTTAAAACCACCAACATTAGAATATGCAACCGTATCGCCTTTAAAATTTTGCACCACGCTGGAATCATACCCGTTATTATACCAATTGAATACTTTAACTGATTTTGCATAATAATTATCGCTTATGTGGTCTTCATAAATTGTGTAGCTACTACCGCCCCCGGTCATCATCAAAAATATCACTCTTGGTTGAAATGACAATCCCGAAACAGATACAGAGGGCATAGTTGCACCCGTACTATTATTCACGTACCAAAACGTTTCAGAACCCGATGAGGTAGTGGTGCCCGTTGCCATCCTTTTTCCCTCTACCAACGTTCCTACTACCCCATATATCCAAGTACCATTTCGGATATTTGACGCTATAATGTTTGTGTCTGCTCTCGCTTGCGCGGCTGAAATTCGTATGTCAGCTTGCCCTGCTATACCTCCCTGAACGGTATATCCACCTAACGGTGTACGAGCATATAAGTAATTTCCGTCCCATGCGGAACTTGTGGCATCCGTTAAACCTGTTTTTGCTGCCATCGTACCCGTTACCCCGGCAATCGTGGTATCATTCAGCACCTTAGCAGCCGGAACCGCTACCCCAGCAACAGTAATCGCTGTATCATAGATCCCGGCTGGCTTGACGATATTTGACGCGGTAGGCGTAACCGTTCCACCTGTTTGCACCACCAGCGATCCGACAATATCTCCGGCATCGGTAGCCGCTTTTTTTCCTGCCCGGATATCTCCAGCTAGTGCATCGCCAGCGCCACCCGAGCTATCTGCCAAAAAATCCGTTCCAACTTTACGGAACATGTAAGGCTTTCCGGCGAGCAGTTTTCCTGCTGCATACGCTACGCCCTTTTGATCTTTGAGCGCGACTGCCCCGAGACCGTTGACATTCAGTGTTGGGCTTGCCCCGTTTGTAACATTCGGAACAATAGTAATCCCGAATCCCTCCACTACGCTCGTAGGAGCTGGAGTCAGAGTGGCCGTATAAGCCGACAATGTACCAGCTGTTGCCGCATATCCTGGTTGACGAACATAGTCAACAATTCCTGTCTTTGTATTAATTTGTGTTTGAATTGCACTTGTCACGCCGTCCAGATATCCGAACTCGGCATTTGAAACCGTTCCTGTCCCAATCTTTGTCGCATCAATTCCTGCTGCAGCGTTCACATCAGCATTGACAATCACACCAGCAGCAATCGCAGTCACACCGTCTCCCGTGCTTGTCACGTCTCCGGTGTGGTTTGGATGGGTGTAGTTGTTCGCCCCTGTGGCGATGCCCGCTAGCTTTGTTTTCTCAGTTGCAGTGTAATCGTTGGTAGACAGCTGTTTACCCGTAATCTTCTCTACCTTTCCATTCACGGCAGTATCCAGGATATCCATATTGCCGTTTAGGTCTGCAATGTCTACTAGGTCAGTACCCTCCGGCTTCTTCAGCCCTAAATTACCTGTTGTTTGCATAGTTCACTCTCCTATCCATAAGTTCTAAGTTCGTTCCAGGTCTTCGCACCTGCTGTATTCCATGAAATAGAACTGAGCGCTGACCAGAACGTGTAGGTGTATACAAATTCGTACGCCAAATGCGCAGGCTTAATCTCCTCAATCATCTGGATTAACCCGGCCATGTTCGGGGGAATGCCCAAAATGCCGACAAATCGGACGATAAACCGATATTCCTCTGGCACCTCTTCTAACAGAACATCACCGCCGGAAAAAGCCGATGCCGTTCGCTGTATCATTTCCGGTGTTGTCGTCCCCGAGCCGCGTAACTTAGCCGTTATCATTTCTCGCCGACTAACGAAAGACTTCGAAGGGTCTGTGCTTAACCCAAGTTCTGACTCCCAACGCCCAAGACTCCAGGTAGCTGATTCAATGAACGCCTGATTAAGCACATTTATGGAGCTGGATTTCAGGCTTCCTATCTCAATTCCGATTGTCTCCTGCAGCTCCTCCATTTCCTGAACACCTTGATAATAGGGCAGCAAGTACTTCATAAGATCTACCGCTTCAAGGTTTTCGGAATCTACTGTGTCTTCGGCAGTAAATAGTAATGTACTGTATAAAGAGTTTCCGTAGCTCAACCTCACACCCCCTTAAGCTGATTCCATGTCAGCGCACCCTTGTTGATATATTCCGGATGAGTATGCGTTGAAGGAGGATAGGTAACAGGTTTTCCCGTAACGCCAGACCACGGAATACTGTCAGCAATGGAGGCATAATCCACCTTGCCATCATTATTCGTATCATAAATGCTTTTGAGCATATCCCCGGCACTTTGTGCAGCCACCATCAGAACGTTACCGCCAGTCGTACCGATATAAAGCTTGCTAGTATCTGTGCAGTATCCAAGTTCACCATTGGCCAGCGTGCCGATCGCACTTTCCAACCCACGCCGGATCTGGATTAATACTTTCCTTGCCATTTCACCGCCCCCCTAGAACGTCCCTCCGTCAATTGTGCCTATCATCAGACGATTGCTGTTCGCCGTGTCATACACAATGCTGTCTGCATCAATATTTACCGCCACACCGCTGGCATCTACAGTAATCCCCTTTGACGCGGTGACAGCTATGGAATCTGCCGCTACGGTGATACCGTTGCCCGCCCCAACATTCAGGGTCACCGAATCTGCCTGCCCACCGCCTGTTAACCCAGCTCCGGCCGTAATCGTCTGCAGCGCTCCTCCGGTCCGCACCCAAGCAGTACCATTCCATGAGTAAATCTTGGATTCGTCATCAACGTAGGCCGTCCAGCCAACTGCCGGTGTATAGTACACCCACGCTGCGGATTGATATTCGGCGATTTGGTTTGTCTTGCCCGACCATACTCCGGTTGCTGCCGCCGGAATAATATACCGATCGGCTTCTGCCGGGCTTACTGGCGGAGTAGTCAAGTGTTGGTCTTTTACTGATGCTTGTGGTTCGATATTGTGTTTCGCTAATTCGATTTCGTTCTTAATCTTCTGAGCGGACCAAATGTCTGTTACTGCCGTACCAATATCGTTAATCACTCGGTGCTTAGTGGCATCATCAATATGGGTCTTGATCTCGGCTGCTGTCTTTACGTTAGTGCCATCCGACACCTTATTGACATGTCCGCTGCTGATATCCGCTTTCAGCACCTTGGCATAAGTTGTTCCGTCAGCAACATTATCGATCGTGCCGGTCAAGTCTGTCAGAGATTGGGCATTTATTCGAACCCAGGCCGAACCGCTGTCAAAATACAAATAACCTGCATTGGTACCGCTTGTGACATAGTACAGTCGCCCCACGGATGCCGCCACAGGCCTAGATGCCTCCGTTCCGGACAGCACCCGGCCGACCATGGAATTGGTTGTACCGTCTCCTATATAGATTTCCTTGGTGTCTGTACAAAAGCCCATTTCACCCGCTTGCAGCGCGCCGTATGTGCCTAACTCTGCTTTGGTGCCCCGCTTAATTCGTATTGCTTGTGCCATATTACACCCCTCTCACGAATGATCCACCGTCAATTATTCCGTTCCTTTTATACCTGTCGACCTCGGTCTGCGTGGCTGACACTGCCGTCTGCAGCACATTGATATCATCAGCCTCAACGGTATCACCCGGTGTCTCATAGGTAACGTATACTGTCGGCGAACTGGTATATATCTTTATCTCGCGCCGCCATGGTGTAGTATCAGGAATAGAGAGCGTAAAGTTTGTCACTTTCTCCCCGGTAAACCTGGATCCCGTGTACACCTGTAATGTTCCATTATTTATGTTGTCATGCTTCAGCGGGCCATTATATGCCCCGTTTGTAAGGCTTATTTGTTCTTCAACTACGTAGTTATTACCTGTCGGGTTCTTGTTCAATTTATCGAAAAATATATCAATGTCATCAGGATAAGACATATCACACCCCCAAATTAACGGTGCCAATCAGTGGTACTTCCTCATCCGTCAAAGCCACGTTGACGGTGCTGCCATTAAGCAGCAAACCGGTGTAATCTAATACTCCGTCCGTTCCGAGCAGTAAAGCACCGATTACGGCATGACTTACATAAGTAGTAGCAAAGACCCTGCCCTTACGCCATGTCTCCAAAACAGAGTTGAAAGAGTTGACGATATCTTGGAGTGCATACCCGGATGCCAGAGTAACTGTCGCAGTTATATTAATGAACTTACCTGCGGCTGCCGCTATTGTTACCACCGCCCCGATTGGAGCCTGTCCTTCCCCTAGCCCCGCTGAGGGATCAATGTAGTCTTGCACCTGCTGCACCAGCACACTGGAGGCGGGGAGACTATCCGTATCAATAATGACTACCTTCACCGTCTTTGGTCCATCCCAGAGTGGATAGACTTTAGCGCCACCAACACCTGTAATTTGTAATGCCCACTCCAGATAATGATATTTGTTGCCGCTTGTGCCTGGCTTTCGGCTTGTAGTAAAGTATCTAGTGCGCAATTTAGAATCCGTCTCCCGGTCTGCCCCCGGCACCAATAACTCCGTTAGTTCAGCACGCACCAGTCCGTTGACGTAATCGATTGGAAGCATGGAACCAAACCGTTGTCCGCCCTCCAAACCAACAGATTCGCACTCCATTCGGTAAGTACCTAATGAAAGTCTTTCAATCGCCCTGTAATTGATATCGTCTAGAGAATATCGACTGCCAATCGCTATATCCATCAATGCATCATTAGCACTATAGAACACTCCACGCAGTTGGGCTGCTATGGCCTCCTTGCGTACGATTCCTGACCATGCAATCGTTCGATCCAAATAATCGCCACTCGCGGTGTCAGCAAACATAAGATTTTGATTGATATCTAGCTCCACATACATCTGGGCCATTTCTGCGGCTGCTGGAGCCAAAGCGTCGTAAATGATGCTCCCTTCCCGTCTGTCCATTCCTTCGGGCACCCGGTCCAGCATCCGTTCCAATAACGCCTCAAATGTCTGGTCCTCATACATTACCGTTCATCTCCTTTCTCATCTGAAAATCCCCGTACTGGCTAACAACAGTAAATTCTACAGTTAGATTGTCGCCGCTAAAAAGAACTTCCATATCTTCGATACCGGTGATCCGGTCATCCTGAAGCAGAGCCTCGGTAAGAACCCTCCGAATCTCCGATCTTACCAATAACCTGTCCTGGCCAAGCACCAGTCTCCACTCAGTTCCATAATTAAAGCTGTAAATCAACTGCTCATATCGGTCCGTCTGCAAAATTTTAACCGCTGCTTGCTGCACAGCCTCAAGCCCGTCAATACTGCCGGAGATACGCTTTCTATCCAAATCCAAACGATAAGTAAGACTTGGTTCTTCCCCTGTACCGGCGCTGATCTCCCCCTGCAAAAGACTGGTGATCGGCCCGTCCCTTCCGATTGCCGGAATCATAATGGATTCACCAGCCTGTCCAGCACCACATAGCTTTGCCCACCCTGCATCCTTGCCATCAGTACCCGGTCACCTACTTCAAGACCCCGCCTTAGAACTACTTCTTGTCCATTAAGCAGAAGCTTGTTTTCAGTCACCGATTCCGGTAGCACCAGCGCATGGGCAGATAACGTGAAGCGTTGATCTACCTGAATTTGCAGCTCCGCCGTTCCGGTTACCACTCCATAAGAAAAAGCCACCGGGTTCGTGTTGGATACGGCTCCGAGGCTCGCTTTTTTAATAATATCCAGCATTGCTTCTACACCACCTTAATATCGAGAGACATCGTATGCTCACCGCCGGCGAGCTTGTGGCTGCACTGGTCCACCAGGAACAGCTGCGCCTTGGACCCATCCAGCAGGATATAAATGAAATTCCCCGCACGTACCCGGATATCGCCGATCGCTTGCAAGGAGAGACTGACCTTTTCCCGGTTATGCAGCTTAAGGAGATTATTCGCCTTTTCCATGATCTGACCGGCATTTGCTTGATCGTCGGCCTTCTGGTATAGATGAAGAATCCCCCAGCGGGCTACATTCTCCTTGTCGCTAACCGGGTAGAACTCACGCTTGCCCGTCTGCTTATTATCCTGATAGAGGAAAATCGAGTTATACGTTTCGTCGTCGATGCTTTTTTTCTGTGAAAAATCATACAAATCATGCCCCGCCCCAAGGATCAGGTTCAGTACCATCGACTTCGGACTCTTCAGCGTAAGCTTGCCGAAATCATCATAGAAAGCCATAAGCCGCCCCTTATACTGCAGTTCACTGCCAACGGCACCCAGAATAATATCCAGCAGGTTCTTGTTATCTTCGATGAGGGAAGGGATCTTGTACTCGGCCTCTTCCAGCACACCGGTGCGCAGTCCGTAATCCTTTGCAATTTTTCGAATCAAATCACTGACCGTCACATCGTTCAACACATAACTGCCGTTGCCCAGCAAATATCGGATCTGATCGTATGCTGTCAGCTTGATTTGCTGATCTGAACCCGTATCGATGCTAAAGACGAAGCCGTAGAATACATTCACCCCGTCCTTGCGAAAATGCAAAATATCCCCGTTGTTGATAGCGAATTTAGGATGCTGATAAATCCCGCTATCCACTAGTGTAATGTCCAATGTTGACGGCTTGCCCGAGCGCGAGGTCTTCCAGGATATATCCGTAGCAATCCCAGAAATATCCCAGATCAACCCTTCTTTGTTCTTCACCAGCAGTTCCATCGGTTATTCCCCCTGCGGTAGCTTGATGACTTTTCCGACAGGAAGCTTGGTCAACTGGCTATCGGTAATGCCATTTAGCTTCTGAATGACTTTGTATTTGCTGCCGTCACCCAGGACTTTTTTTGCAACACTCCACAATGTATCGCCCTTTTTCAATTTGTAAGTGGCAGGGGATGTTTTGTCAGTGGCCCGCTTTTTGTCTGCTTTCACTTCGCCCTTATCGACTTTAACGGGCACGGCTTGGTAGAACTCGTACTTTTTAAGAGACAGTGAGTAATCAATATCCCCCGAGTTCCCCGCGCTGAGCTTCCAACTGAAACTCTCGATACTTGCGGGCATGTTGATGGTGACGATATCGAACAAGGTCTTGAACTTATCGGTTTTGTTCATTCTATCCGCCCTGGATTCCTTGATCCAATCTTGTTCATTCGTCTTGTTATATGCGGGGCTGCTCACACCTGAAATCACCAATCTAATCGGCTTGCGGCTCTCCATCCAACGCTTAATAATCTGCACATACTCAAAAGGTGTTTTCAGCTTCCCATTTTCAAAGTCATTAGTGAGTACAAAAGGATACATTTGGGCCGGAAAAATACTCTCCAACGTTAGCTCAGTCAGCTTAGGTGCTGAGATAGCATTGATCTCCCCGAAGTTAATAATAGAGTAGCTCTTGCTGTCTCCGCTCTCTTTAATTTCCAGTGTCTCCGGATTTACAGGTAGCCGGAAGACTTCCTCCTGACTATTGAAGCTTAAAAATATTCCGTATTCCTCCACTTAGGTGTACACCCCCTGAGCCGAAGAAAGGAGCTGTTCGTGCAGCTTCTGTCCGATCTTGTTAATAATGGTATCAATGTCCCCGGCATTGTTAATATCACCTGTAGTAACCTGAACCGTAGGTGCAAGCTCTACAAAATTCTGAATCGCCTGGATCTCCGCCAAATCGCGCAGCAATTTAAGATCATCACTGGAGATGTTAACGGTATCGTTGATCTTTCCGACCTCATTCACTTTGTTGATGTTGTTGGCGGTGGCGGAGGTGCCTTTATCTTCATCACCTTTTTTCTTGAAGTTAACTTTACTAGAAAAATTAGAGACCAACTTTTCAGCACCCTTGCTTGCATTATCAACAGAAGCGGCATAATCCACGAACTCTTTCTTTTTGCTGTTATGCACTTCCTTGTCACTGGTAGGTTCAGGAATCATATCCTTGGCTTTACCGATCAAATCACTGAACACATGTGGATTGGTTGTATCCAGTAGATTGGGACTGATGTTGGCCAGAAATTCGAAGCCCGGTATATTACTCAAAAAATCCGTGAGGTTCTTAAATTTCTTCAACACAAAATTAATAGCCTCAGCCATTGCTTTAATAAATCCTCCAGCGAAATTCTCTGCTCCTACTGCCATCTGAAAGAGAAAATTCAGAAAGTTTATGGCAATATCATAAAACAGCTTTTTCACAGCAAATACCGGATCTATGAACAGATTGCGGAAGAAGTCCGCGAAAATGATGAAAATATTATAAAAATAGATCACGATATTCTCAATAAATGCTTTCAGCCAGCCAAAAACAGCCGCAATCGCGACTACCGCTTCGCCGACAGACACACCTGATTGCTGGAGGCAATAGATAAGCAGACCAATCGCAGCGACAATAAGCAGAATAGGCCAGTTGGCGGCAAGCCAAGCAACAGCCAATGCATATACCTGAATGATCATCGCAGCCAATAAGACAAACGCAATTGCCGCCAAAATGGGACCTACCACATCCCAATTTTGCTGAATGACACCCATCATGAAGAATAGACCTTCAATGACAAGGCCAATAACCGTAGTAATTACCATGAACACATTGGCCATAAAATTCAGCACTTGAGTCATTTGTCCTGATTTGAAAGCATTATTCAACATATCAAGCACGGGTGTCAATGCTGCCGTCGCCTTCTGACCCATGGCTTCAAGTGCACCATTCATATTGCCTTGTAGATCTTCCATGCTCTTCTTATATTTTGAATCTTCACTCTGCCCGAGAATTTTCTCCCCTAGCGATTTTACACCGGCAAATATTCCGCCCACATCCAAAGAACCTAAAGAATCCATCGTCTTCGAGAGAATCCCCGGCTTCTTCTGTTTTTCCCTAACAGACCTTGGAGAATCCGCTTCACTTCCAGTCCCCGATGAAGCCGATACTCCGCTAACCGCACCTCCTGCCGCAACAGCTGCGGCAGCTTCCTTTCGTCTGGAGAGAATGTAACCGACGGCTTTCTCACCGATGTAAGTGATGACTTCGAAAGCGCTGACGTCCAATGCTTTTAGTATTTTGTCAGCCTTGCCGAGGAATCCTTTCTTTACAGGGGATGCCCCTTCGTCATCTGATCCTCCCGTTCGTGAGGAAAGCTTTTGGGCTGCTTCTTGCGCTCGGGTAAAACCTTCCATAAACGACTTGTTCTTTTCCTCATAAATCCGCTCTAACACCGTCTGAAGATCATTCAAATTGTTGCTCGCTCTGTTAAAATTCTGATTCAGACGGTCCCACTGTGAATTTACATCCTGCCATACCGTTACGGCAGTTATCGGAACCAATGCCATACTTGTTGCCGGACTTTCCATTCATTCACCCCCTTCATTCATCTCTTCTTCCCTTTACTCCTTGCCCGCTCCCGCTTCTCCTTCTCCACACGAATCGAGATCATCGCATATATCGCGGCACGCTCGCGGGCAGATAGCTTCATCAGCTCATGAGGCAGAATGTGCAGTTCGTGGAGGGCGTAGTAAGCGAGGTTCGCTTCACTGTCGCCCTCGTTGATTAGTTTTTTACTTCGTCCACCATTTCGTTCATATCGGTTGCAAAACCGTTCAACGCTTGAACCCTTTCACCAAGCGCAGCGAACTCACCGGGGAGCAGCATTTTGCGTAACAGAGATTCAGCACCAAGTACGGCGTAGGAGCGCTGAAGCTCCGCGTTTTTCAAATCTGGATGAACTACACTTGCAGTCATCAGCTTGGCCATATAATCGTTGGGATCAATTTCCGAAGTGTAGACGCCATTTTTACCTTTAACTTTACGCGTAGCTCCTTTGCGGCACTCCTGATTCTCATCTTCATTCATACTGCGCAGCTTCCAAGCTACGGGATTTCCTTCCTTGTCTTTAAACCGCGGGGAGACCACAAACTCCTCCGTCGTATCACAGGCTACATTTTGCGCAAAAAACAAACTCAATTCGCTCATTTTCATCCTCCTAGATTTTTGTTAAGACAGAGAAGAGACCCGCTGCTAACCGCACCCGGGCCGATCTTGCTCACGTCATCTTAAAATCATGCTGCTTATTACAGCGTCCTTTTGGTCGGCTCAGTGAAAGATTGCTCAATCAGTACATCCTCAAAGGTGAAGCTCACTTCTTCTTCCAGTGCATCCGATTCCGTATCCAGCGAAGCCATAATTACACTGTCCAGATTCACGCCCTTCAGCATGATTCTTTGCGCACCGATGCTTGAGGAAGGATCTTCATTGGTGACCACAATATCAAAATATTGGTCCACACCTGTATGCATATAATCCAGCATCATTTGACGGAAACGGCTAGTCATATAAAAAATCGTCATCGATCCGCTGCCCGACCATCCCGTAGCTTTATGTTGAACACCGCGGCGACCGAGCGTTTTCACTTCCGCTTTTTGCTTCTCCACCGTAGCTTCCAAAGTTTTTACATAAAACATTTCTACTGTTTGAGTCCCAATGGTTGCAAAAGCACGGCCTTCTTGGCCGGAGATTGTGTCACTTGCATTCAGAAACGCCATCTTATACCACCTTCACTTTCATATATACTTTTTCCACGGAATCGACCGGCTTTACTGCCACATCAAGGACAATACTGTCACTGTCTGTTCCGGCTACTACAACAATGTCACTTTGTGCATTGAAATTCTCAATCGCTCCAAGGTTCTGCAGATCATTCAGATAAGTCACACATTGCGACCAGAACATCCCCCGGCCATCTGCATTGTTGGCAACCTTGCCTACATAATAGCTTTCAAAAATCCGCTTTAGATCATTGGCCACACCATCCAGTACACGCAGCACCCGGTTTTTAGCAAAAGCCAGTCCCTTTTCCGGGGAGAAATTCGTAAACGTATTAATATCCTGCTCTACCACGGCTTTTCCGGCACTATAAGTAAAGAGGAGTTCACCATTCAAAAGAGCAGCCGTTGTTTCGGTATGACTTAGGCGGACGTCGGCATCAATAGAATCGTCATAACCTTGATAAGTCAGCGATTCGTTCACAGCAGCTGCAGCCGTTGCACCGGCAACCCAAGCCACTGCGTTATTTTTATCAATAATAGTGCCATCACTCAGGACAACGCCGTTCTTCACGCTGATTACACCTTCATGATCCGCCGTAGCATAATCCGCCAATACCGCTTGGACCTTCTTGCCTTCCGTATCACGAAGACGCTTCACAAAGGAAGTATAGAGCGCCTTCAGCGAATTATCTTGCGACACCAACCCCACAGTCTGGAAGTCCTGAACCTCAAGCGCACTGAGAAATTGGCTATGCTCCAGATTAGTTACCGTCCCGTTTGCCCCGCCTGTGAGCGGCATGCCTGCTGTAACCTGTAATCCTTCGCTGCCGTTCGCCAGAAACTGAATGTAATAGTTAGATATTAACCCTGCAGCAGTAGCTACCGTTTGTTTGTCCGCTTCAACACCCTCAAGCAATGTTATTACATCGAACTTCGTGTTATCCTCAATGTTTTTCTCAATCACGATAGAGATATCATTCCCGCGTACTCCACCGTATAGAGCCGTGACTTGCAGGCCGTTATTCGTTACAGCTGCTTTTACACCGTTATTCAAACGATATAGTAAAAGTATACCTGCCCGTTTCAGCGCTTCCCGCACCGGCAACAACACACTGTGTGTCAGCTCGTAACCGAGCAGCTTGTACACATCATCCTGCGGAGTGAGACTTATAATAGAGCCCGACTGCCCCCAAGGGAGTGCCAAAGCTAGAGCGGTGATTCCTCGATCACCCATTTTACCCACCACATTTTTACTTGATGCAATATTTACGTATACGCCGGGACGTACCTTGTTTTGCGTTGTCCATGTTCCTCCAGCCATTAGTTAGCCTCCTTTTTTAGAAAAAACTCCATTAATTGTTTAGCATTCTCCAAGGTATAACTCTTGTTCTCTTCCAAAATAACATCCAATACATCCTTAGCCTGGGGAGAGAACAGCGTTGATTGCATAATCTGCACTTTTCCGAAGCTGCTTGCCTGTTGATCCGTTGTCTTCATTTCAGCCTTTCTCCTCCAATCACATGGCCCATCATCACTGCCTCCGACTTTTCATTTTGCAGGTGTAACGTGTACTCTACCGTAAAGAGAGGATCATTCCCCTCCTCACCAGCCGCCCAGATCTGCCTGTTACCCCGATTGGAGCCTCCGTCTAGCAGAATTCGCTCAAGAGCTTCCTGTAACTGATCTACCATTTCTTCAGCCTCCAGAGGATTGCCCCCCTTATAACGGATACCAAAACGGTAGATTGCCACGGTTCTGCTCTCTCGCTGCCGTTCATAGGTAACCGAGATCAGTCTAGGTTGAAAAAAAGTTCCCTGGGTCGTTCCCTCGTCTACAACTACAGGCACATCCGGAAAGTATTGTTCCAGCGCGATGGTGATACCCATCCGCAATTGCTGTACCGACATTGTTACGTCCTTTCTAGACCGTTCTACGGCCCATCCTTGATGGTGTTAACTTTAAACCTGCTGAATCATTAATGCTGTTCATCCCCTCCTAGATGCTGAACGTTTATTATCCGTTAAGGACATGACCCGTTTCATTTTATGGCAAATGCCGAAAGAAACACTGCATCGCATGTTTAGTTCTCTTTTGTTTTGTCGGAACCCTTATGAGGCATTCATGCCTCTCGATGTTCTTCCGCCTCATTTGCCATGTTATAATCTTATCCCTTTTACTTCCGCATGGAGACGGTTTACCGGCGATCTAAAGACGAGCTTTTGGATATCCTAAGGGGGAGCAAGGGTTGGGTTAAGGTGGTTCGAGAGGGGTTCCTCGGCGGGTAATTTTCATTACATAAGGAAGGTTCTATATATTAAAAGAGCTGTACCCCCTCATAAAGGAGATACAGCCCTTTCTCTGATAATGGATAACAAGTTGATTCTTAAAAAGCACTTCCTATCTCTCGTTGCTGTGTACTTGTACTAGTTTTGAGTAATGAGGAAATGGACAGTAGATTTAAATCCATAAATGCCAGAGCCATTTTGTAAAAAGCGCGCGAGCGAATCTTAACGTACGTATCCTTGCTTACCGGAGGATCAAACACATGATTGTAGATAGTGTAATCGTACATTTCATCTCTTCTTAAGTATCGTTCACGAATTAACTGCTGTTCTCTAGTATCCAGTCGCTCCACCACTGAATCTATATAGGCACAGTAAGCGATCCTAGCTGCAGGTACGTCAACATTATGAGTAGCTATAGAGGCTGTCTGATCGGTAATCTTATTCGTTGGTCCATGGAATCTCTCTATATAAGAATAGGTAGTACCGGCCTCTTTGGCCTCAAAGGTAACTGTCTTAAATATACGATACTTCTCCAGCATGCCCTCAATGGCGACTTGTGTCCGGCGGCGATCTAACTCAGGTAAAACAGATATATTCATAGATGTAACACTCCTTCATGGATTGAAATGATGTGAGATTATTTTTGCAGATAAATACGGCGGGATATGTTAAAATTTCTTTGTTCGTATTATGTTCCCCTTTTATAACAATATACCACTTTTTTCCGTATTGCGTAAAATCCCATTTTCATCTGTTTTGGGTGATTAACAGCTGTAATTCCCAAGATTTCTTGCCTTTTGGCATAATTGTTCACTTTTTTGTTTACCTCTTGGCAATAATGGCTTATATTAATCATAAGAGGCAGACAGTGAATAAGGAGTGTTGTGAGATGGAAGAGTCATTTGGTAGATATCTGAAACAGCTTCGTGAGGAAAAGGGTCTAACAATCAACCAACTGGCAGCAGCGGCCGGTATAAGCGGATCACAAATTTCACGTATTGAGAATGGACTTAGAGGAATACCGAAACCCTCGACACTACGTAAGATTGCTGAAGCGACTAAAGTTCCCTATGAATCACTAATGGATCAAGCCGGATACTTGCAAGAGGCTGAACTGACTTCTGTTGAAGTAGTTCCAGAATGGGCTACGAGCAAGGACAAGCGTGATTTTCGGAAAATGTTAGAGGATGACGGAGAATTAATGTTTGATGGTATTCCATTAAATAAGGAGGACAAGCAGCGGATTAAGGACGTACTGACCGGCTTGTTCTGGGAAGCTAAGCAAATGAACAAAAGAAATAAACCTATTCATAGACCCCATTCAGAAGAATAGAGCATGCCCACCAATACATTAAAGATGCTGCAGGTGAAAAAGATGGATGAACTAATCGATAAACTGATTAAAAAGTATAAAACTAATTGCCCTTTTGAGCTTTCCAGAGCACTCGGCATTCATATTCGGTTTATGAATTTGGGGGAAGGTACCAAGGGGTTATATTACCGTAAGTTAAGAAGAAGGTTTATTGTCATTCATAATGAGTTGCCTGTAGAGTGGCAGCGCTTTGTTTGCGCACATGAACTGGGGCACGATCGTTTGCATAAGGGCATTAATCGTTTTTTTCTAGAGGAGAGTTCTTACTTTTGTCCTGGTAAATTGGAACGACAAGCAAATTCCTTTGCAGTAAAGCTGCTATTAGCCAATACCTCTCCGGAACAAGGCGAATCTTTAGAGATCTATTATTCGCGGATAGGTATACCACCTGAGATTCATTTTATGTAACTGTTAATAGAAAAACTAAATTAATATAGGCTCAACACCATAATCAGTGCTTGACAGGTGACGGGAAGGACAGAAAGCCGTTATATCCTAATAGAGGGATTTTCCCCCTCTATTTCTGTGCCCGGCACCCCGATTGGGTAATTAGAAGGGATTTCGCCCGCTAATTTTGAGGATTTACCTCGTTGGGGCGGCATGGCTAAGATTAGAGGGATATTTTCCCTTTCATCTCAAAATAAAGTCGTTTCGGTCGGTATTAGCGGGCATTTTCCCCTCTAATTCGCCGAAGGACTGGTCCGCAACCCCGAATCGGCTACTGTAAGGCATAATTCCCCAAACCCGGTGAGCATCAGGCGAAGTTAGATCGAAATCGTCCCCGGTACAGTGAAGCAAACGGAAAGTCTAGCACTGATTTTGAGAAAGAGCCTTAATATAGAAACTAAATCTAGCAATTACATAAACAAAAAACTCTTACCGAAGTAAGAGTCTAGTGACAACTATAAAGTTGTAGTATCGGGACGACACGATTTGAACATGCGACCCCCTGGTCCCAAACCAGGTGCTCTACCAAGCTGAGCTACGTCCCGAAACAATATGAAAAGTTGGAGCGGGTGATGGGAATCGAACCCACGCTATTAGCTTGGAAGGCTAAAGTTCTACCATTGAACTACACCCGCAAAAATGTAAAATCGGGACGACACGATTTGAACATGCGACCCCCTGGTCCCAAACCAGGTGCTCTACCAAGCTGAGCTACGTCCCGACAGTATAAATGGGAGAAGAATATAAATGGCGCGCCCTGAGAGATTCGAACTCCCGACCTTTTGATTCGTAGTCAAACGCTCTATCCAGCTGAGCTAAGGGCGCAAAAATATTGGAGCGGACGACGGGAATCGAACCCGCGACCCTCGCCTTGGCAAGGCGATGCTCTACCGCTGAGCCACGTCCGCAAAAAAATATGGTGCGCGTAGAGGGACTTGAACCCCCACGTCGTGAAACGCCAGATCCTAAGTCTGGTGCGTCTGCCAATTCCGCCATACGCGCATGATAATAATAAAAGTGAGCCAT